ATTCAACTGGGAGCGGCAAGCTTTTTGGAGAGATCTTGGAAGCCATGCCTCTTAGAAACGTTGACCCGAAAGTTGTGCTCTTGTTGAGCAATCTTCAACAACTTGCAAAATTATCAAAAAAATCAATTAACCAAGAAGAGGGTTGTGTCAATTCTTATGTTGCTTTAAGTAAAAGTATACAAAATGCCTCAAAGCTGCTATCGTCAACAGAGGCCATGTCCGCTGAAGATCTTAAGGCAGGGCAAGAGGTAGAATTAGACGACGGACTTAAGTCTAACCCACCAGATCTAATACAGTTTTCAAAAAGATATATCGAGTATCCAAAAAATGTAGACGGTGGCCGCATACTGCCATTTGGCGTAAATCAGGACACCTACACCCCGGTGACTTCGAAGTTACAGGAGGGTCTCTCAGACAATCAAAAAGCGGAACTTATTAACAAAGCTCGTAATCAGCAACCGAAGCCTAGGTTTAAAGAGGCAATAAAAGAGGTTCTCACACCACAGGGTATTGAACTTAAAAGGCGCGCAACAAGCATTGAGGTGTCTGGGGTAAACTTTTTTAATGAAGCTGGGGATTTTGAGTTAGACTTTGACGCTAAAAATTTAATGGCAAGAAGAAACAGGTCATTCGCAGATCAAATTGGAGATGAGATATTTAAAGTAACTCCTCGAACGCCTGCAAAAATAAGAAATATTGACGACGCTTATAAATTCTTTTTATCAAAACTCGATTTGTCAACAATCGCACGCGAAGCACTTAAGTGTACTTTTCTGAAATATTCGATTGATGACGTTATAGAATATATGTGTGACGCACTTTTAGATAATTTCTTCGCCGCGTTTGGAACAAACACTGAAGAGGTTATTGATTTTATCGACAATGTAAAAACTAAACAATATAAGTTTGGTGACGTCGACTTAACATTTTCAGTGCAAGCCGCTTTAAAAGACATAGAAACACAATTCAGCAAATGGGCAGTAGAACAAAACACCACATTGCACCAAAATATAGCAGGCGAAGAAGTTGAGAATGCTCAAGACTTAAGTAAGCCTCCGCCCATTGGATCGGAGTCGTTTTATTCAACTATTTCCGATGGTTTTGACGGGTCTACAAAGCGAGCCCTATGTGAACTTTTAATTTCTGGCGGTGTTGCACTAACGAACGCATTGATCAAAATATATAGTGAAGCTTCAACGCCTTCTCTTGAAGAGAGAACACGACCGAAAGCAGAACTTGAGTTAAAAAAATGCAAGGAAGACTTAAGTTTTAATATACCGGACAATCTTCCAAGTTTTAGTAGGATTCTCAGTGATATCACAGCCCAGATAGAGAGAATTTTAAGAGATTATGCTGAACAATTTATTATAACTCCATTAAGAGAAGCTTTGTTAAACATACTTTCTTGTGGAGAGGAGGAAGAGGGTATCAACGCTGATGAACTCGACTTATCCGGACTGTTTGGAGGTCTAGATACAGAACCTTCAGTAAATGCTCTTTTGAAAGCTTATATATCAGACGTATTTTCTTCTCTAAACACAGCCGCGATTTGTTCGCTGCTTGAGGGCGTTCCAAACAGTAAAACAATTGGTGTGTGCTTGTTTGTTGCAAAAGCTGAGAAATATAAAGTAGAAGAATTACAAAAATTAATAAGAACTCAGAATCAGATTATTTCTTTATTTAAGAAACTCGGAACACCAGAGAATCTTAAAGCTTGCGAGAGAGTTCGACAGGTATTAGAGACGGCTGATTTGTGTAATGATTATAGCAAGGTCAACGAAGATTTAACAAGAATTCTTAAAAGCCTTGGCCTGACTAACGAAGAAATACAAGAACAATTAAAAACAGCTAAGGGTGTTAATAGAGGCAACGTAAAGGGTATTATTAATTCTATATTCGGTAACCCAAATAATTTAATATCACCCTCACAAGTATCTGAAATCGTTTCAAAATCAGCAGGATTTAAGAAAGTTGGAAACAAAGCATTGGATCTTGTGATGGATCCGATCCAAGACAGCATGGAAGCGTCAGACTTTGATTCATTTAAAGAGGGTTATATCCGCGCCGCCATAAGGCAAGAACTAGATTCACTTCAAGGCGACATCGACGTTGATAGTACACCAAAGGGCGAATTCGCCAAAAAAGCCACGAAGGACCCATACGAAGCAACAAATGATTCTACACTAATCGGCCTCTATGATCCAGAAAATCCAGAAGAAAATACAGGATCAGACTTAATTATCTCCAACACAAATGCGAAGTTGAATATCGGTGATTTTGAATATTCAGAATCCAACCTTTTTGGTGATAATGCAAGAGCAGCCCGAATTGTTAAAGAATTATCAGACATAGAAAGTCTATTTTCGGTAGGTTATGCTTCCATTCCTGCTGAGATTTCAGCATTTTTGGGAGAACAGAGTAAACTAAAAGATATACTTGAGAGGGCAAACGAGAACATTCAAAGAATCATAGCTAAAGATTTACCGGAAGATAGTGAAAACTCGACGGTTCCGGGGTTACTGGCCACACCTTATTCAGATTTTATATTAAATTTAGAAGAATTAAAGTCTGTAATAGCGACTCTTAGTGCTCAAAATTATTCTGATTTAGCTGAGTCGGAGGAGATACCTCCAACTCACTTGTATGACGCTGTTTATGAAGGAATGGTTGTGCTGTATACAAGAATATTCTTGATACAGCTTACAATGAATAGTCTCTATTTGTACGATGTTTTCAGTCCAGAATATATAATGGACACCAAGATGACTAGAGACTATATTCGTGAGATTATGTACCCGTCTCTCGGGTTTGAGTTTAGTAAAATAAAATCACAATTGGGTAAAATATCAAAGACTTACCTCAAAGATAAATCAGACGTTAATGTGAACTACAAGGCTTCTTTAAATAGATTAAATGATTTTGCTGCTGAGTTATTTGGAAAGGTCGAAAAAATGATTTGCGGAGAAGAAGATCAGAAAAAACTAGCACTTCCAACATCATTTGAAAATTCTAATAAGCTTTTCAAGCACTTAGATATCGGTGACGCCATGATTTACAATGGGTTATTAAATGAAAATGAATTATTTTTTGAAAATTATGCAACATTCGACAAGATTAGGACGGACAGACTGTCGGCTAAACAAATAGAAGATTTAACTTTCATGGGAGTATTAAACATCGACCAGACAATCAAACAAGCTGTGAGTGAAAAAGAACTGTTTCAAATTTACAAAATTTTGTTTGATGGTACCGACGTTAACAGTTTTAAAAGAACCAACTTGCTGCCAATCGGCTTCTATGTAAAAAATGCAGAAGACGCAGAATTTACAACAATTGTTGAGGGAAGAGACAATCAAGCCACTCTGAATTATTCCCCTAATTACCAGTCATATAAAATGATGCATGGGTTTGTTGCACAAAAATACTTTAAGACAGCGATTAGACAATTTGCAAATGGTCCAGTTCAAGAAAAGAATTACGACGACGAGTCGTCTTGGCCGCAAGAATGGTGGGATTCTGGCTCGGGTACTCAAGCACTACAAGAAGCGCAGTCGATCTACGACAATCAACTGGAAGCAACTCAGATTCTGACTGAAACCTTTATCTCAAATATACCCGATCCATTGGTAAACCAGTTTGGTACAGGGTTGAGTTCAAAGGGGTTCAATAGGGAGCAAGTCATTGAGAATATTAAAAATTATAAAATACCTTTAAGTGATTATGCTCTTCCTTCTGATTTCGGAGTAGACATGGCTGCATTTGCAATTACGTGGGAAGGGGTTATAGAAACTCTGAATAGCAAGAAAGCTACACTCGATGCGTTATCAGCGGAAGAAGAGATTGACCCCAGCATTAGAAACGTTTTCCAAGATATCCAAGCTGAGTTTTTGCCTGGAGTAAAAACAGATCCGGATTTGGAGTATGTGCTAGTTAGCACGCTAAAAGACGAAGACCATGTGTTTGAAACAAGTGGCCCTTATAGAAAAAAGTTTGAAGAATATTATCTGCATGAAGAAGCAGCCGGAGACGGCGTAGTGACTGACGCCTCATATGCTTCCCCCGCGAACGACGGCTGGGACAGCGGTATTCAACCAAAGGACGACAAGATCAAAGATATGTTCTTTCCAAATTATTATAGAGACTCTGGCGGCCTCGTAGCTGTATTCAATGACGAAGATTACTCCCAGGATGCAGACTTGATATTAGAAGGATCAATTAATGCAAATGAAGAGGCAATGACAGCTAATCCGGTTTACGTTGAAGACTATACTAATAATTTCTTTTATTTTGCTGCGGACACTAACAGTAATATAACAAACTCAGACTATAGAGAAAGTTTGTTACCAGACAAGCCAAACCGCGCAGGAGTTTGCGGTAGAATGGTTGGCAAGTTTTATTTTGGTGAACCGCATCCCGCTGCTGTAAATTATTTTGATGAAGAACAATTTGAAACACAACCTTTAGAGCAGGGGGTCGAGAGAAAATTTAATTTGTTAACTAGAGACAAGTTTATAGAAAAGTTCAATTCATATCGAGAAACTGTTAATCCATTATATGAAGACTTGATTTCAACACTTAACAATTCTGGCAAAGGTTATATTAACAAGCCAGACTCCAACATAGGCTTACCTAATAGTATTGTTAAATTACAGCCTTTAGCAGGGACCGATTATATAGAAGCTATAGATTCAGAAGGCAATAAAAAGAACTTATACTTTAAGGAAATAACAATTAGAGTGCCTGTTAGATTAACCAGCGAAACGGGGGCTCCCGATGGAGATTGGTTCTCATCTGACGAATATACAAAAACTAAACAGGGTAAAACATACGAAGACGACGGTAACACTTTAGGTTTCATATACACGAAAACAATAAGTGTTGTTAGGGTATATTACGTTGAAAGTCAAAACGAGAACTTCTTGGACAGTTCTTCAGAGCCAGAATATTATTCAACAAAAAAGCCACTTATTAGTGAAAATGGACAAATTACAGAGCAAACAAGAATATGTCAAATATTTGATAATTTCAAGTACGGTTGCCGTTTAAGCCTTAACATTCAACCCGGAGAGAACGACGCCGAGAATGAATTAGTTTCATATTTGGAGCAGATGATAAATCTTGGAACAGTCAATTCTTTTCTTTATTATGCTCAAAAACAATACTTGAACATGGCTACTGGCCTCGTTCCCTTCTCACAGTTATTTAATAATGCCGGATCCGATATATACCCAGATAATCCACAGTTGATTGGTTCCGAAGGCACCATCGTCACTGCTGCGTTTGGTACACCAAAGAAAACAGATTCTGTGGTAGTCTTACCACTGGTTAAATCAGAGATAAGTTTTGACGACATAAGAGACAACGAGAGTGGAAACTATATCATGAAGTCTGATAAAATAAAAGATATTTTCAAGAACTTCCCCTCTCACACTTCTCAGGCATTAACAAGCGCAGCACATGAGTTTGTTAGCATTGAGAAGCTTTATGGTACGATTATTGGAAATGATCTCTTTTGTGACATAAACAAAAATAAAAAACTAAGAGAATTTTTCAGGTGCGGAATGAAAATTCAAAACTTTATATCGTTCATAACATTGCAGACGGACGCCAAAAGAGAAAGGATATATAATTTGTATGGAATTGAACCACAATTTAAGAGTACAAAAGATACTATCCAAAAAGTAACAGATATCATAATTAGAGATAGAGAAGGAGACGATATATAATGGCCAGCGGAATATCAGTAAAATTACCATTAACACTTGATAAAAACGATGGTGCTTACACCATGAACAAAACAATTGTGGAGAGCGTCAAACAAAATTTTAAAAATCTTTTGCTGACATCACCCGGCGAAAGAATAATGGACCCAAACTTTGGAGTAGGCTTAAGAAACTTGTTTTTTGAACTAAACGACAGCATTACTGCTGACGAAGTTAGATCTCTAATCTTGGAGCAGGTGTCCATTTATTTACCTTTTATAACAGTTTTAGAGATAAATATTGTGAGTGGCGACAACGCCGACCCTTTAAGTCAGATAGGGATGAACACAATGTCAGTTAGAGTTGTGTACCATATACAACAGATCGGAGCTTCTGATACTCTGGACATAAAATTCTGATTTAACTAATTAATTTGTATTTGGAGACATAAAACCCCATGGGCAGAAAAGACATTCCTATAAGATATACTAGTCGAGATTTCGAAAGTATTAGAAACGATCTTGTCGATCACGTAAAAAGATATTATCCAGACAGCTTTAAAGACTTTAATGAGGCGACGTTCGGAGCCATGATGCTTGACGCCGTTGCATATATTGGAGACATTTTATCTTTTTATACAGACTACCAAGCAAACGAGTCGTTCTTTGAGACAGCTATTGAGTATGACAACGTTATAAAACAAGCACGCCAGTTGGGTTATAAGTTCAATTATAGTGCTTCTTCCACAGGTAAAGTCGACCTTTTTATTACAGTGCCAGCAAATGATAATGGTATAGGAATTGACGAAAATTACCTACCTCTACTGAGAAAAGGTACAACGATGACAGCCGGTGCCAACACATTTACGTTGGTAGAGGACGTAGACTTCAGCGATACCGACGCCATTGACGTCGCCGTTGCGAGTGTCAACTCCTCAACAGGCGTTCCCGAGAATTATGCCGTTAGAGCCACAGGTCGAGTGATTTCTGGAGAATTAAACAGTGTCACTTCTGCGGTCGGTGATTTTAAAAAGTTTTTAAAAGTAGAGATTGCCGATAGAAACGTTACAGAAATTGTTTCTGTTATGGACTCTGAAGGTCACGAATACATGGAGGTAGAGAACCTCGCACAGAATGTGGTATATAAAGCAATTAAGAGTCAGAGGTCGGATAAGAATCTTGCACCTTTCCTTTTGAAGCCATATATCGCCTCTAGACGATACACTGTTGAGAGAACTAGAACTTCAACAATAATCCAATTTGGGCACGGTACAGATACAGAAATTAAAAACCCAACAGTTGCGGATCCAAGTGACGTTGTGTTGGATGTCAATGGCAGAGATTATGTCTCTGATCCGTCCTTCGACCCAGCGCGCCTCAACAAGACGGACAAGTTCGGTATAGCCCCTTCGAATACTACTTTATCAATTAGTTATAGGGTGAACAGTTCCGACGACGTAAATGCATCTGCCGGAGCAATCAATCAGGTTGACAATCCAATCTTCCAGTTTAACGAAGACTTAGACCTCGATGGTGACAAAACGACAACAATTATTAATAGTATCGAAGTTACTAACGAGGATCCAATTGTTGGTGACGTTTCGGCACCGACCATTGAAGAATTAAAAATTCTAGCAAAAAACTATTTTGCAACCCAAAACAGGGCGGTAACAAAGCAAGATTATGTTAGTATTGCATACGCAATGCCAAGTAAATTTGGCTCTATTAAGAGAGTCAGTGTAATACAAGATACAGATTCTTTTAAAAGAAACTTGAATTTATATGTTTTGGCAGAGGATACCGCAGGCGCGCTAACCTTAGCAACCGACACAATAAAAGAAAACTTAAAAACTTGGTTAAATAATTATAAAATGGTTAACGATACTATTGACTTGCTCGACGCGAACATAGTTAATATTGGGATCAACTTCTCTGTAATCGGAGAAAGAAACGTAAATGTTCTTGATCTTCTTATTGAATGTAAGAGAAGATTATCAGAATTATACACACAAAAATTCAACATTGGTGAACCATTGAACATAGCAGAGATATACCAGACCCTGAATCGAGTTGAGGGCGTGGTTGACACCACTGACGTCACAGTGAATCAAAAAACAGGAACTGATTATTCAAATATATTTTATGATGTCGAAGAGAATCTTTCGACGGATGGAAGAATGTTGCTAGTACCAAATGACACAATATTGGAAATTAAATTTATCAATTCAGATATTACAGGACAAATCATAGGAACCTTGAATCAAGATTCCTCCTCCTCTTCCACTGGCACAGGGGCATACTAAAAATGACAATAAAAAGATACATAGCAAACGCTGACAATACAATTACTAATGCTTTTAAGCCCAATCTCTCCACTCGCGGCACAGGCTCGAACATGGGGTTGGCGGATTCATTGGAGATTTTTTCAATCTATGGTCAAGCTTCTAGTAGTGCTGAACAATATTCGCAAGAACTATCAAGAGTGTTGGTTCAGTTCCCAGTTGATGAGATAGCCGCAGACAGGACAAATGGTGATATACCGGCTAGTGGAAGTGTATCTTTTTACTTAAGATTATATAATGCGGAGCACCCGTTTACGCTTCCCTCAAATTTTGATCTATGTGTTCATCCAATAAGGCAAGTATGGGCCGAAGGCCGTGGCCTGGACATGGATGAATACTCCGATCTAACATATGACGGCACTGGCTCTAATTGGCTTCGTGCATCATCCGGCTCAGGGGGCGTTGTAAGTTGGACCTCCCCTGGTGGTTATTACTTCGGTGAGGACGCTCCGGCAACCACCCACACTGTCAATTTCCAAAAGGGAACTGAGGATTTAGAACTTGATATTTCGGAATTAGTGGAACAATGGATAAAGGGCTCTTCAGGAGGCGGAAAAGCTAATTATGGAGTTATCGTTAAATTAACAGGCTCATTAGAAGGTTATTCTGCCACAACCGGTGACGACAACATTATCACGAACACTACAGGATCAAGAGAGTCTTATTATACCAAAAAGTTTTATGCTAGAGGCAGCGAGCACTTCTTTAAAAGACCTTGTATTGAGGCTAGATATGACGAATCAAACAAGGACGATAGAGGAAACTTTTATTACAGCAGTTCTCTAGCTGATGGTGATTCAAACCTTAACACAATATATTTATACAACTACGTTCGAGGTAAGCTGGCAGACATTCCAGGCATTGCCACAGATTATAGTGGAAAAATTTACGTTTCATTCTTCTCAGGTAACTTAGATAATGACGCAATATCAGATACCCCAAAGCCGCTTCACTGTGTAACAACTACAGATTTTGTGTCGTCGGGTAACCCACATGTGGTTACGGGCGGATATGTGTCAACGGGAATTTATTCAGCATCTGTTGCTTTGACGTCAGCAGCCTCACCGCTGACTAGAATTTTTGATGTTTGGTGGACAGGAAGCCATTCACAACAATCTTCTATAACGTCGGGGGCCACCCGATTCACCACCGGAAGTTTCGCCCCAGAAACCTTATTAAGTTCACCAATATACGAAACTCCGGTTTATAGTAGCAAAATAACAAACTTAAAATCAGTCTATGGTCCGAAGGAAAAAACAAGATTTAGACTCTTCATCCGTGAAGTTGGAGAAGATTACAATGTATTTTCTAAGGCCACAAATGAAGCACAAAATACAATTATTGAAGATGCTTATTACAGAGTGTTTAGAGTTGCAGACGATTTTGAAATTATAAATTTTGGTACGGGATCTTCAGCCCCAGGAGCCTTTCAGGCAAAGACTGACTATACAAGACTCTCGTTTGACGTTTCTGGAAACTACTTTGATTTCGATACCTCTCTTTTAGAAAACGGTTACTCTTATGGAATAAAATTCGCATATTATGACGGCGAGACATATTTAGAACAGCCAGAAGTTTTTAAATTTAGGATCGAAGATAAGACATGAGTTTAAAGGATTTATTCAAGCAAGGAAAATCAAAAATTCTTGTTGCAAAGAGTACTGAGGAAATTGGCCAAGAGGCTGAGTCCGAGAGGTATGTCTATGAAAGATCCCAAGATCAGAAGCGTGTTATACCACAAATCGACTTTTCACAGCCGAAAAACTTTGCAAAATTTGGTTCTGCTGAAGAATATTATGCACAATCGATTGCAAGAATTTATAACACGTATCCTTATGACGGCTCAAGATATGAGAAACAAGCCTGGGAAAATAGCTCCTCGTACCTAGATCTCTATGTTCTTGAGGAATTATATCCTAGAACTAACGGATATGCAGTTTTTTCACCAGACGATGAAGGAAATGGTTGGGGAAATAAAGCCGCAACAGTTGGAGCTTATGATAAGTCTTCAGATTTAGAATATATCTTTTTGAAGGGTGGCCCGAATCCGAACAATGATAGCGGAGAGATTCAGAAAGCGTTTCCTAATTTAGAGACCAGAAGGTCTGGTAACGTGGGTGCAAACATTTATGATCTTGCAAAAAATAGAGAATCTAATTTAAAGCTCGATGCTGCCGATGGTAATACAGTTGAGTTTTGGTTAAAGAAGCCAAATTTTCTTTCCGATATTAATGGCGGCGGTTACGAAGTTTTATTTGACTGCTATACCACTAGCAGTCTTTCTTCCTCACTTGATTATGGCCGTCTTCGAGTCGAGTTGACAGGAAACACTTCTGGCTCACCATTCAGAATTACTTTTATGTCCGGAACAAACGGTCTTTTCAGAGAGACCATCGGTGACGTAACGACCTCCTCAGTTGGAGACGATAACTGGCATCATTACGCATTCGTGCTTAAGAATACAGGATCTTTAGGCCCAGTGTCTGCATTAAACAAGCCACCGGTAACTCAAAATAATAGAAAAGATATTCAGATCGATTTTTATGTTGACGGGAAGTTGAACTCAAGCGTTATAACAGGTTCTACTATCGACTACGTTAGCGGGGCTCTAGTGGCCACTGTTGGCGCGTTAGCAGCTTCTCCCTCTGGTACAGCCGGAGGAACCATTCAGACCGCTGTAGGCACTGATATGCAGGCTATGAGGGGATATGGTAAACTATCCGGTTCTGTTGACGAATTTAGATTTTGGAAAGAGGCAAGAACAGCAAAGCAGGTTGGCTTAAATTGGAAAAGTGCACTTGGAGCGGGAACCAATTTAGACGACGCAAATACGCAATTGGGCGTTTATTATAAATTTAATGAAGGAATTACCCAAACAGCCAGTGTGGACTCGAATGTGTTAGATTATGCCGGTAGAGTTACAAATGGAAATTGGGTTGGCTATGAAGCCGCAGGTCGTTCTACTAATTCAGCTATTGTAGAGTCAAGTGCTTCTGCCGAAGAGTTTAAAGATCCTATTGTATACTCTTTCCATCCGGACGTCAAAAGTCTGAAGGAAACCAAAGAGTTAGAGGGTCGAGTTTATGACTACAACAACCCAGGAGGCTTTTATAGAACATTCCCAGATTGGATGTTGGCGGAAGACAATGAGACTGAGAAGGGTCTCTTGAGATTGACTCAAATTATGTCAAGCTATTTCGACTCCTTATATCTCCAACTTAAGCAGTTGCCAAGAATTAAAGACGTACAATATGTAAGTTCAAGTATTGGCGCTACAGGTAGTTATAAACCGCTGCCATTTGCGGATAGAGTATTAGAATCTAAAGGGTTTATGACCTCGGAAATCTTTGCAGATTCCACGATTGTGGAGCAGTTTTTAGACAAAGACGATAATAAACTTTTCACTGAAAAGCTTTCCGACGTTAAAAACTTAATATATCAGAATATTCATAATAACCTAGTTGAAATCTACAAGACTAAAGGTACAGAAAATGCCTTTAGAAACTTTATTAGATGTTTCGGTGTAGATGACGAACTTATTCAATTAAACGCTTACACAAATAACGAAGTGTTTGAGATAAGAGATAATTATCGATACCGTTCAGAGAGAAAGAACTATGTCGACTTCCACACTTATGGAGATCACGACGCGAATGTATACCAGTTTAAATCTGGCTCAAACAGCGCCGGCTTTATATCCGCTTCGCAAGCACAGTTCTTCGAAAAGGGTATGGCTCAAACTTATGAGTGTGAGTTTATAGCTCCTCCTCCGTGGCCAGCAGCGTCAACAGGATCTCTTTATTATAATTCTATATCTTCTTCCGTGTTTGGCGTACAACAAGTCAATTATAAATCTGATGGGACCGTCGACGAAACAGACACAAGTTTTGAACTAACAGCCGCTGACGACTTCGCGAACTTCCAAGTTTTCCTTGCTAGAGACGAAGTTGGCTCAAACTCAGCTAAGTTTGTACTGACCAGTTCCAACGCCAGTGGTATTCAGGAGCTTACTAGTAGCTTCTTTAGAGATCTTTATGATAATAGAAAATGGAACCTTGCAGTCCGAATCGTTCCCAAGGCTAGCCCATGGGAAAACACAGTTCACGGCACAAGTGATGAAAACGGTTATGAAGTCCAGTTTTATGGCGTAAACTATGATGCTAACACTGTTAGAGATAGCTTTTATTTAACAGGTACTTTGATCGGAGGTGACGCCCGAGGAGATGGCTTCCTCAAGAATGGTAAGAGAATGTATATTGGTGCATTGAGAACTAATTTTACAGGATCTCTTGTATCCGGATCAGACTTGAAAATATCTTCAACTAGGGCATGGATGGCGAATATCTCGAATGAGGAGATCAACGCTCACGCTATTGACGCTAGCAACATGGGTTCCCTTCATCCATATAGATCAGCCTATTTGTTTGAGAACTCCTCATCGGTCGCTCCAATTGCAAAGGTAAAACAAGGTAACAACCAATATGTGCCAAGTCTCGCCACATTGGCTTTAAACTGGGACTACAAGACCCTAACAGGCTCCTCAGCCGGAGGAACATTCTCAGTCGTTGACTTCTCTTCTGGCTCGGCGGAAGACTTTGATAGGTACCGTTGGTTAGGTAATGTTCTTAAAATGCAACACCCGGGCCGTGGTGGCAATTTTAGAACAAACCAGACAAATGTGGTTGATACAAACTATGTTAATTCAGCAAAACAACAAGACCCAGAAACAGTTGTTGGCTTAGATATGATCAAATCTCTTTCTCGTGATGATGTTCAGTTTACTAGAGAGAGTAGGCCAATAAGTTATTTCTTCATGCTTGAGAAAAGCATGTACAAGGCTGTGACTGAACAAATGCTGAATTTCTTTGCAACGGTCAAGGACTTCAATGATCTGATTGGTTCACCAGTTAATCGTTACAGACAAGACTACAAGGCTATGGAAAAGTTAAGAAATCTCTTTTTCGAGAGAGTCGACAACACCCCAGACCTTGATAAGTATATTGAGTACTATCGTTGGTTAGATACTTCAATTGGAGAAATGGCCGAACAACTGTACCCAGCTTCTGCTGCTCATGCAAAGGGCCTTAAAACGGTTGTTGAGAGTCATGTTCTCGAAAGAAATAAATATAGACATCAATACCCCTCGGTGGAACAAGCCAGAGATTATGACAAACTTTTATCCACTGAAGAGCAGATGCAATCAGAAAGGGACACGTATCTACAAGATGCTTCTGGTGAATACGGCACCCAGATACAACCAAAATCGGCTAGCCCTCTTGATACCAACACTTCTTTCAACTGGTGGAACTTACGAGCGGAAAGAGACAAAGCCGATGAAATTTCTTCAGGCGACTCCACGGTTGATAAAAACAGAGAACAGCTTCGAAAAGTTATTGCTAATCATAAAACTCTAGCTTTGGGAGCCGCTTTCTACAGAAGAGGTACAAAACAAAGTCTCAATGACGTTTTTAATGCCCCTAACAAGAAAGGCACAACGCTGGTTAAGATCTCGCACGATTTCGCAGGTGGTACAAACTCCATAAGAGGGGCAAACACAGGCTTGATCGAACCCAATCTGAATATAGAGGGAAATTCTGTTCCAACGTTACGATCCGATCAGAAACCGGATACTCAAGACCCAATAACAAACGCCGAAGAAATTAATGATATTAGATTCCCAAAAATTAAAATGGAACCGAAAATTAATGTTTTGGATGAATCCTATGGAGCTAGGCGTCAAACAAGGAACACACAGGGCTTGCCTTCTCTTTATAGTAGTAGTGCTGGTCTTGAGTTTACGAACGTACAACAGAAGGTGTCTCATGGGGCTGAAGTGCCAATGCAGGGTCCGTTTGTTGAGAGAGTGGTTGGTGGTTTTGCCGACAGAACAGTGCCAATTAGCTCCGGTTCTCAAGATGAGACCACAAGAGTTGAAAGGTTTAGATTATCTGGAGAAGCTTCTGCTTTAAACTCTGGCACGGATGTTAACATTCACCCTCCTAGAAAGACTGCTGCTGGTACTGAAAATCTTAACTTACCTAGAACTGACATCAACAAGGGTATTAAGAGTGTTTACAATCTTAGCAACGTTTTACAAGCAACAGCTTCTGGACAACAAAAAACTACTATAATTGGTAATTTTGATGATAATTATCAAATTGTACAAACTTCCGGAAGAAGTGAAAATAACTTGTGGTTCTCAAAAAATTCCGGTAGTGTCAACAGTACAACACCAGAAGTACCTTTCTTAACAGGAAACTTAGATTATGAAATCCCAGAGAGGACTATCCATAAATCAGTTATTGTTGAGAGATTCTCCGCGCCTGGAGGTTTTGAAGTAAATTCAGTTGGTTATATGGATCCGCAAGCAGAAGAAAAATCTGTATATAATGCGCTCCCATTCAGAAACCGATCAGTGTTGGACGGCTCCGGTAGTTTATCTGGCTTGACACCACCAACAGATAGAAACGACAGAACACATATAGATGTATACACAAGAATACATCCAGCATGGGGTTCTGGCTTGAACGAGCTTTCTCGTAAGCATACTGGCAAGTTTGGAATTGATAGTAACTTTGGAGAGATTGTCGCAAATGATTATGATACAACAGGTTCATACCATAAGCAACACAGAAACACAAAAAGAATTATAAAGCTTGGAAACGCAGCTAACGATGTGTTGGGTGTTTACAATGGCGCTCGACACATAACAGCCTCCGTATATAACAATTTATTTTACAATTCTTTATTACCACAGAGCGAACTACAATATGCCTGGATTAGTGCTTCATTGGATAACGCACCAAACCACCCGCTTGTCGGGTACACTTCAACTCAAAAGGGATATAGCGGGCAAGTTTCCGGTGCAAACGGTTATGAGGACCCAATTAAATTTTTAGATGGTGAATCCCCACAATATTCCGGATACTCTTCAGATCTAGTTGGGTTGAACACTTTGGTTCTCAATGAACTGGTTACAGGCAGTAACTTAATCTCAGCTTCAACAGATTATAGAAATGTAGAACTTGCAACAGTTACAAGCGGCGAACAGTTTCATGTTCTTTTGAAACACAGAAACTCAAACCAGGGCGCAGGCTGGAGACTAAACATAAAAGAAAGCAACCCTCTTGTAAGAAGCCAGAGAGAAAATAATATTATTGATATTGTTGATCTAAGCGAGGTTGCCAAAAGCTCGAAAGACGCTGGGTCAGATTATGAAAAGAGTAAGAATACCAAGAAGATAAGAAAGACAGTTAACAAGTTTACAGTCCCGCCAGTTTCCTCGAAGTTCAAGCCGTTGGTTCATGTTCTGAGTGATAGCGTAGGCGACGTCATGTCTATAAAGGATTCATATTCAAGTAATTTTAACTTCATGCCAATCACAGAACTAGATTTCAAACTAGGAGTGAGGCAGACAGAAAAGCAGGTTCATGACGTAATTGTCGAAGACGCTCTAAATGATGGTGTCTCTATGGAAAGAGTTACTTATTCCGAAACAGTACATCCAAGAGAAGAAAACACGTATTTGAGCAAAGTACGAGGCCGCTTGACATTAACAGAAGAGAGCGGCAGCGCGGACATTAATAGAAGACTCGGTACAGCAAGAACATTTTGGAAAACAGCCCCCGGTGACAGGAGAAGAACTAGCACTCATGAAGCCTTAAACTCCATGGATTATCTTCTGTCTCAAGAGGCCGGCTCAGGTTCGTTCGACGGCTCAGGAAATTCTTATAATCACCTTAGAGCCTTTTCACCAAGTTTATCAATTTGGCCTCTTGATGCAGGTTATCTGTCAAACTCATTCGGAGAAAGCTTTAATAATTATTGGTTTGACCCTTCAGGAGGATCAACAAAATCACAAGAACCTCCACAAGGCCACTTCTATCAACAGCCAAATGGAGAACTCTTAACACCGGTTATTTACCAGTTGATTGAATCAGTGGATGCAAAGGCTTTTACCCCTACTGACGCTAACTTCCAATGGAGAGGCCCGGGCACAGCTTCTCAGCAGTTCTTATTCCCGAATGATTGGACATTGAATCTTTCAGAATCCGACGGCACGATTGGCTCGAACAGAAACTACGACGTTAAATTCTTGACTTACAATTTTTATCGTATTAATGATCAGTCTGGAAATAGACCATTCTTTAACACATATGTTGATTTCGCAAAAGATATCAGGTCATTTGCAAAAGACCACACCGTGTTGCCCGAGTTTAGAATTTCTGAACACATGGACTATTATGTTGATGAGGGATTCTCTTTTAACAATAGATTCTTAAGCCTTGAGGGAACAAGTATCTCCGCTAGTGCAGACACAGAAAAGGGCGAATATACAGAAGAATTCTTCAAATTATATTCTCATTCCGACTTTATGCAGCAATTTGCAAAATTCGATAGTAATGATAATGACATTAGTAAAATGTCTTTGACGTGCCATGGTGTTAAGAAGCTTCTACCATACAATGGGTTCTATCCCGTGCTAAGAACCACACAGTTAGGTTCACTATTCTCTCAGTCGTTTGGACCCTTTATAAGCGGATCTGCGGCAGCGCAAACAGGCTCCTTTGAGCCGGAAAGAATGAATTCATTGCTTCAGCCCTTCTTTGCGCCTGGAATTATGTACAATACTATTAAATCCGGCATCGCGGTAGACTTCCCTGTTGTTACCGGTACGCTCCCAGCGGGAGCAGGTCTTCGAGGTTATTTCCGAAGAGCCGGCGCAACTCAAGGACAATTCTACAACTATAGAATGCCGTTTGAAGCCTTGGTCGAGCCGCAAAGATATATTCCAGTTAACCACTCTGGCTCTGAATCCGAGGAAGCAAATATTTCGTTCTTATATAACTGGACAGGAAGCTCCGGTGTAAACCCACCAATCTTCCCAAATCCAGTATTCGCTAATTGGAGCGGTAAAAGTAAATTAAACTTTAATCTCGCTATGAATAATTTCTTAGCAGAGGTTCCAAATTTCTTCTTAAGAAACCAATCTTTTACGAGCTTCACTTCAGCACCGGAAAAGAAATTTAAGACCATGAAATCTGGTTCAACTTATTACATGGACATAGAGTTGTTCCAAACAGATGAAATGGTAATGGCGCAAGGCTTGTCGGAGGTTCCTCTTCAAGAGGTAACTTCAAGTGCTTCAAGTTTGAAGGGCCTTGTCAACAACAATTATCGCGGCCAAATATTTGGCCCAGCGGTTCAGTACTTCGCAACAGGCGATAATATTGCCCACCCTAACTATGCTGCGGGGCAAGGCGCGTACTATTCCGAAACCCGAAACATGGCGGATCCCGCTTTCGCTCCTCACACACCACCATATTTTTATGGACCTGCAATTGCAAGAGTGGCATTCACCCCAAACGACCATATAGAATTGCTAGAAGACGAGTCGAGATTCTTTACTTTGGACGAGATCTTAGCAGGTTGTAGAATAGAGACAGTTTATACCTCTAGCTACACAGAAGAAACTAATTGGTTACATCATGCTAGAACGAACAAATACCCCGCTGGTTTATCCCAAATGAGGATTACTTCTTCAGTTAATTTGTTTGGAAAGAGCAGCGTCAAGAAAGTTCAGTACGAAGCCTCTGCCGAACAAGCCGGCAAATTCATTCCGGCTACAGCAACGGACCCTGACGACTCTTCATTTGATGTTTGGACAATCAGTCCTAAATTTGAGTGCCCCGTGGTGAACGTTTCTGGATCTACAGTATCTTCTTCGGCAAACCCATACTCAACTCTGAAAGAGGCTTCCCTCGGATACCAAACAGGAAATAGTGATGACTGGGCAAATAAGAAGTCGAACTTCGGATTTGTTCACTCCGTTAAATCAGTTTGGGGCCAGCTAGGTGAAGTACCAAGCGGCTCAGAAGGTATCTTCTTAAGACTAAAAGAAAGCTACCCAGATATAATCGAGAACCCCGCTTCTGGCGATCAGTTGACCGGCTCGCTCATTGATATTTGCGGCTTCGAAGAGGCTCAGAAGAGAGTAGGCGAGATAGCTGATCAAAAAGTAATTTCCGAAGCTGTTGTCGCAATACCGTTTGTACAGAAAGGTGGAAAACGTAAGTTCTTCGAACTTTTAAGATCACAAATCGACTTCGCGCAAGGAAAAGCAAACAAGAAACAAATTACTTCCTTGGAGAAAACCGGTAAGACCCCGGGTAATTCAATTATAAACATGGTTGACTCGTTAGAGAACTATGTGTTACCGCCTCACATGGACTTCATAAATAACAAGTCCATCACTCCTTACGCAGTGTATGTTTTTGAATTTACACACGTTTTGGACAAACAAGATCTTTCAAATATTTGGCAGAACTTAATGCCAGAGATTTCGAAAAAAGCAGAACAACAAGAGGTTACGGTTTCACACAGCCTGGGAACAAATGAGTTCTTCTCAGGAAAGGAGATCCCAGCGGAAACACAATGGATGGTCTTCAAGGTGAAGAAAAGAGCCGCCTACAATTATTTCGCAGCAACAGCGGATTCAACCGACGACGACCGTTTCGCATTCCAGTTTGAATTTGGTGGAGAAAAGAAAACTCCAGATTACAGCTATAATTGGCCGTATGATTACTTCTCTTTGGTCGAGTTGGCAAAGATTGACGCAGAAGTAGAGTTTACAAAAAAGAAGCCTGAAGGATAATTACTGATACAAGATGAAGTTTTTCGATCCAAAAGAAGAAGTACTAGATATTCAACTGACTCAATATGGTAAAAGATTACTGGCAAAGGGTAAGCTGAAGCCGGTGTATTATGCGTTTTTTGATGATGATATCTTGTATGAAGCGAAGGCAGGAGGAATTGTTGAAGACCAAAATGCCGCACAGCAGAGAATTAAGGAAGAGACTCCTAGAATACACACTCAACATGTTTACGAGGGGATTAGGACAAATATTAATCAAGAATCCTCAGCAATTGACGCAACATACCAATATCAGTCTTTGAAAGAGAGCGAAAAAATATTGGGACTTCCGCTCGGAGAATGTGCCTTATCAGGCAACATGGCACCGGCCTGGAATGTAACTTTGTTTCACAATGAGATATTGTCTTGTGATTCATATATAACGAGTTCCGGAGGTATATTAAGAATACCGCAATTAACAGCAAAGATAGAGCCGGAGACGTTTATTAGTTATGATAGCCAAGAGTTAGTTGAGAGACAACTAAGATACATAAAGGATTCATATTCTATTATAGAAGAGACTCCTGAGTCGGACATGTCTCCGCTTGAAGGACCACCAGACCAAAACAGTAGTGTGTATGACGACTCGTCTTTCGTTCTGATAAAGAAGGACGGAATATTTTTAGATATTTCAGAAAAAAACACTGAATATTTACGAGAAAATTTTGATATAGAGGTTTTTATATCTGATATCGAAGACGACGAGGAAAAAGATACGAGAAAACTTTATTTTTTACAAGAAGGGCAACAACTTACAGAACAAAACGTAGAATATTGGCTAGACATAGCGGTTGATAACGAGATACCAGAGTCAGCTTATTGTGATTTAGGGGTCAAGCCTACCAAGAAACAGGTTTTGACAGACTCTATTCAGGGTTGTGCAACAGAAAACGGCAGAAATGTCACACTTCGCAACTTCTATAACAAAGATGATAACGATGGCGGAGACGTTTGCTAATGTTGGTTAAGAATTCAGATAATAGTATAATAAATTTGACTGATATTCGTGTGATTATTGGTGAAAATCAAGAAGAAGAGACAATTGACATTGATTTTTACGCTGAAATGCCAATATCAAAGGATAGTCTTAACAATCCACAAACGGGTTGGATGTTTGATCAAGAATTTAGAGCGTCTTTGAGCGTGTATGTTATAGAAATTACAGATCCAAAGGTCTACAATGTTCTTAAGAAGCTGGATAAGTCCGAAACAGCACAAGTTTTATATGAAAAAAGAAAAAGCTTTGTTTATGATATTGTTAAACCCCCAAGATTGACTGAAAAGCAGATTTTATCGCTAGGAAAACACAAAGATCAGGATGGAAACATGATATATAAGGTTCCATTTAAGATCGACAGACCAAGAGTCAGGAGAAAGACGGAGGCTACTGGAACTTTGGCATATTTTCTGATCCCTGTTTTGGACAGCGGTGATGATAGCGACGAATCTTTCGTAAAAACGGCTTTTCGTAAAGAAATAATTCTTAATAGTAAGCCTTCATTAGCAGTTAAGCAGTTTTCAACTGTTGATACTTCTCCAGACTCTTCAACTAGCGTCGTTCAGGGGCATTATCATACATATTATGTTGATGAAGACGGGAATGGTTATGCCTCCTCAGCTTTTTCTGAAGCTGGGCAGTATAATCCAAACGCTCAACATAAACATAAGATAATAGACGGTAAAGTTCAAGCAGCAAGGTCAGTTGTGACGGGAAAAATCCACGTTCATGCGATTGAGTCCCTCTCCGTTGTCGAAAAAGAAAATTCTGGCATTGTTGATACAAGAAATATAGAGAAAACAGTCGTTGAATCGAAACTTTCTTCCACAGTTGCTGAAAATATCAAAATTCCAACAGTACAGACCAATATAGGTGTTGTGCCAAAGGGTATTGTGGCACCTTCTGCGAGGCGAGTAGAGGTTTCTACTGCAAAGGCTAACATGTCTGATTCTTTTTCCGATTTAACGCTCTCAAAAGACGAAAACAACAATAATAATATGGTTTTTGCTTTAAATTTTAACAATTTGGTTAAACAAAGTAGTTTTTTGACAACTTTGCCTAATAATAATTCTTTGAAGGACCTGTTTATCTCTAATTCTAAAATTTTATCTTTAAAAGTGTATAGAACTCGTCTAGACGAGGAAAAAGGTCCTGGCACCTCTAAAGAACAGTCAGAAAAGCCTTTTCTTGTCGCAGAGTCCAGTGACAACAACAATAGAACCCTGGTTGCGAAGAAAAAATATGTTGATTTTGAAAATAATGATGCTAGTAAGAACTCCAAAGATCGCCGAGACACCGAAAACAAGGGCCAATTGGTTGGCAGCATTTCAGAACTAATAATTAACAATACTAATATGGGAATTAGACAATTTGCATGTTCTGACAACGCTGCTTCGAGATTAACTAATGGAAAATTTAAATATTACGTAGAGGCTGAAATAACAGACCCACTTCCGGAAACTTTAGAAAAATTTGCAAAAGAAATGACAAACAATAAGACTCAGCTTGAGAATTATTTCGCATCTGTGGGCTCCAAGAAAGCCAACACTTCTTTTAACTACGATTCATTAGCTAACAGATTTAAGGCGAACTTTATTAATGTTTTTTACGAGAACAATTTAAATGCTCCAATGTTAGAGGCGATGCAAACATATAAAAAAGTTTTGTCGTATTTCCAATCCACCGCAGATCTATCTGTAGCTTCTTTATACGCCATGGTCGACCCAAGAACGGCAACACTAGACACCATACAGCAAATAATCAGTTTACACCAGCAACTTATAACTAGAATCAACAAGCTGTTGGGTCGAGAAGCAAGTGGCACAAGCAAGAAAAAGGTAAAAGACGGCGCAGCCGGCACCTATACGGGTCAAAACTCTGATAAGAGAAAAATAAAAGTTAATAAACATTTTGTTAATAACCTTTTCACAAGAGATATAACACAGCAAAAGAATATTGGATACGATTTCTTAGGACAGAAAACCACTGAAGAGGGGGGCCTCAAAAGTGTTTCTGTGGCGGATATGAAAAGTAGATTTGATAAGGAGTTGAGAAAGGTAAACATACAACCAAACCAAGAAACCTTAGAGTTGTCTGGTAAGTCATACACTATAAATAAGGTAGGTGAACTAACCCCGGATAGAATTTTAATTGCCGGGAAGAAAAACGCAGTCACAGATCCAAAAGATGTAATGCAAAATCTTAATGCTAATTTGTTGATTACTCAAGTTAACCAAAAACAACAAACGAGAAAACAACTTCTAAAAGACAAAGAACTCCAGGCCAGTAAAGAGGTGATCAAGTGGGCCAACAATACAAATATTACAGTTATAAGTTTACAATCTGAAATGCTAGAACAGCTAGAAGGTGCTGATGTGGTTGACTTAAAAACAAGCCTCACTGGAAGTGGTATTGATACAAAAGAATTGCAATCACAAATAAAGAGGCGCAAACAGGAATCGACAAAACCCGGTATTTTAACAAAAATATATAATTCATTCTTTGACACGAATTTGACAAATAAGAATAATAGGTTTGTAAAAAAACTAGAGGAAAAAACCAGCGAAGAATTACAAGAGTTACCATATCACACAATCGCTTTGGCGAGCGAAGTATCGGGCTCGGGACCAGTAGAATACCCAAACTCTTATCAGAACTATGTTAACATGTACAAGGTTGAGATTTTCGATGGTTACGAAGAGTCTCAAAATGGTGATAAATCAACTTTGTCGCCTAAATACAAAGAGCTAAAAGACATGAATCAAGTAAAGGGAAACACCCTTGCACGCCTTGTTCCTTATGAGAATGTTGATATCGATATTAGGCAAGAAAAAAACTTACAATTACCTGTTTTAGATGAGCACTTTATATTGAGAGAAGATTAATGACATTTTATAAACCAAATTTTAAAAAGATTACCGATGCATTTAAAGATATTAAAGAATCTGTTACCCAATTTCTTCCGGAAGAGGAACAAGAAGAATCAAATATACCAGATACAAAAGTAAACAAGTCAGAAGTAGTTGTAGGAAATATTACACCTCCTCAAGACCCAGGCCCTAAAAAGCCTCCTATAGGAACTGTTGATTTAGGGAAAAAGATATCTGATTTAACAAAGACAGACTACGAAACCAAATCAGGCATGCCGACTTCAACAGGAGTCGGAGGCAAACAAATAGACTTGCCTATCCCTGAAGAACAGTTGATTGTTAGCAAAGAAGATACGGTTCCTATGTTTATAGATACAGAAATAGCCGACTTTCTTTCAAAGCTAAAGCCTGTGGAATATGAAGCCTTGTTGTGTAATGATGGTACGTTGACAAACAACGATACAGAACCACAAGCTTGGGATCAGGCGTACAATATTTTGATCAAGCCAGTTGGCTTGGCAAGCTACCTCAATGCGATTACCTCTCAATACGTTAACGAAGGGGCATACCAGACTAGTGATCTAGCTAGACTTCTTGCCGGCGCTACATGGACAACATATTCTAGTTTAAATCAGAAAGATGTTTCAGGTGTTAAATTTGGTTTTTTAAGAAATCAAATACAAAAGCAATCCGGCACCGACTCAACTGTAAAACAGAGTTTCCTACAAATTAAAAAAGACACTAATGCGACATGGCCCGAACACGAAGACCCCTTCCAGGCCGCGCCTCTATATGCGGACAATTTCGGTCAAGCGTACGAGAATACTCAGGGGTTCAATACTCCACTTTTTTCAAGAATAAAAAACCTAGCTCTTGCCCCCGGTTTAGCTACTGACACTATTGAGGGAGACAACGTTAGTTATTTTGCGGCTACAAACAGCAGTGCGAAGAAAAACTCTCCAAACACTGGGGTTCGGGAAAGAATAATCATGAGAACTCCAATGAGAGCCTCGGGTCTTTCCGGCATGTTGGAGAGCGATAAAAATGTTCTTACAACATTAAAGCAAGTTATCACCCCAACAATACAACAGTTCGGTGCAAACAACCCAGTGATCACAGACATAAAAACTTTTTATGATTACGTTTGCAAGTATGAGACACCGAAATCACAAGATTTTTCAAATCTTAAGCCCACACCCGGTCGCGATTTGTATGTGGACTCTGAGTCTGTTTACAAGTATTATGAACAGACGTATGAAGAATTTATCAAATCAGAAGCAGTAAGTGAAAATACTTTGCCGGATTATAACATTAATACAATGCACGATAAGTGGAGCCCTCTTCAGCAGTTGCTTGTTGGCAATTTTCAAGAGTTTGAGTCTTTGGTAAACAATTCAGATTTTGATGATTATTATAATTACGCAACCTTAGAAGGTATTATTGATCCACTAAGTATACTTAATCAGGCTGCTGCCCTCAGTGATAAATTTAAAAGCCAAAACTATTTTAGAGAGTGGACCAAGGGTGCACAATTTGTGGGAGACAATTTCCAGAATTTCCCGGTCTTCAATAAAGCTGACGATTTAATCTTTCCGGCTAAGTCTGCGATTATCGATACTATAGAGAAAGATCCGTTTGGCGGTCAATATCCAATGCACAACAGAATTACTTTAAAGATGCCGCCTCCTTCTTATTTGAAAAGAAAAAATGCAATCACTGAGGAGTTTGATTTAAGAGCACTAATGGGAGGTCTGCTGGAGAAGTTCGCGGGACCACCTTTAGATCATGCATATTTAACCAGAATATTAAAGCATATAGAATCCGCGAATAGTGGTGACGAAACAATCGCCTATCCTCCAATAAAGGCAAGCGCCGGAGTTTTTATTACAAAAGATAAAGGATATTGGGAAGACTATGTTACTGACAAGTGGTGGCTTGCGACACCAGAAAGAACAACTGAAAAAAATTATAGTTTTTCTGTAAGTTCTTTGAACCAGCCGTCATTGCAGTTTTTAGAATTTCTCACAAACTTGGCAAAATACGAAAATAAGTTATATGGATACGCTCCCGGAAAAGAGGAAGACAAAACATATTTGAGCTTATTGAAATCTAATAATAGGAACGCCGAAGAATCGCTTCAGGTGATAGAAAATAAAAGTAATGAAAACTATCTTAGAGCCACTCTTAGGTCCTTAAACAAGGTCTTCCAATGTACAAGAACTTTTTCGGAAATTCTTGAAGGTAAGTTGGCACCTTCTCAAATTATTGGTTTTAGAATCAAAAAATATAAGACTGATGCAGCAGGTGTAAAAGCCGCAAAACCAATTTCGACATTTTTTATATCGAACACAAATAATCAAGAGGATATGAAAAACCGCATATTTGATTTTTATGATACAAGAGTCAAATACGGCGAAAAATATGTATATGATATAAACGCACTACATTTCGTTGTGGGTACAAAATATATGTATAAATCAGTTACTGAGCCTCGCTTGCTGGCCACAAAAAATAAAAGCTTTTACGAGATGCAGGCAATCGTTGATTCGTTCCCTCATGTCAAAATCGTAGAAGTTCCTTATGAAACAGATATTCCACTATTAGTCATAGACAAGCCACCTTTGGCACCAGAAGTGGAACCGGTTCCATTTAAGAATGTTGACAATAAATTGCTTTGGCTTTTAAGGCCACAACTTGGCGAGGCAGAGGAAGTGCCAATTCTTCTTCTAGATAGTGATCAAGACATGTTGAAGGAGCAATATGAGGCGCAATACGGTGGAATCCTAGGACAAGGGTTAGATAAAATACCAGAAAGCCCCGTAAGTGATTTGGTTGCCGCTCTAGCCCTTGCTGCTCAAAAAGAAGCCGGTTTTGGAGAGGTTGGCGTCTCGCCATTGACTTATCGAGGAGACGATCTCACAAAGAGATATCAAGTATTTAGACTCTCTACGGCTCCAAATAGTTATTCTGATTTCAAAAATGCCGAATTAATAAGAGAGGTCGGGAGTGATTTTTCAACGTCAACAAGTTTTAAAGACGATTTAAAGCCAAATCAAAAATATTATTATATATTTAGATCAATCGACGTGCACAACAATCTGTCTAATCCAACGCCGATTTATGAGGTCGAACTTATAAATGACTCTGGGACAGTATATATTGAAACAAAAATTTACGAGTTCCCAAAACCAGACAAGATCTCTTCTAAGCCGGTAAAACGTTTTATTTCAATTGAACCTGCGTTTGCTCAAAGAATCATCAACCCAGAGACCAGTGGGATCACCGAGGACGCTCAAGGCTTTACAACAACTGCCGGGAAAAGTAAGGATATAAAACTCGGAGTTGCAAAACAATCAATATTCGGAGGCAACAAAAGAATAAAAGTTAGGTTGACCTCTAAACAAACAAACAGAAAAATTGATTTTAATGTCGATTTCGCTGTTAAAAATACGGTGACTGAAGAGAGTAAAAATCCGGATAAATGGGGCAAAAACAAGATTGTGTTGCCGCCTATTGGCCCAATTGACGTACCCGTCTTCGGCCCGGTGGACGTGTTCCCAGAGCCTCAATCAACAGAGGATCCGGATGAGTGTAGCTAATAAACGGTGATTTTTATTGAAAAAGTGCTATTTAGGAATACGATACTATTTATGTTGAAAACGTTATAACAGGAGTAAAAATATGGGGTTTCTCGATAATTCAGGTGACATCATTTTAGACGCAGTACTTACCGACACCGGTAGAATGAGACTTGCAAGAGGTGATGGCTCTTTTAAAATTGCAAAGTTCGCTTTAGGCGATGATGAAATCAATTACGAATTGTATAGAAATGCAAATCATTCTTTGGGAGCACATCCTAGTGGTAGTGCATACTACGATCTTGACATTTTACAGAGCCCTGTGCTTGAGGCATTCACAAACAACACTTCATTTTTGAAGTCAAAATTGATTACACTTTCTAACACTAATCTTTTGTATCTTCCTGTTTTAAAACTTAATGAAGGCGACACCAAAACAAAACGAAACGCCACAGCAAACCAAGCTCTTGATAAGTTTGTTGTAACAGTTGACGAAACAACTTCTAAGTTTGTGCCTGACGGCCTCAGAGAAGAAGGAGACCCTGTGGGTATCATGAATGGTCTCACCGGAGAAGGTGTCACAGTTAGAGTTGATCAGGGTCTTGATACTTCGGATATTGACCCTTCTCAGACTCTTGATTCGGAACTTTATGAACCTCAATATCTCATTGAAATTGACAACCGTTTTGGCCGTATTGCCAATCCGGACAACCCTCTTCAGAGTCTTACACCTTCTTTTATTGACGATGACAATATCGCGGCCTACTATGTTACAGACGCGACCGACGGATCTTTTGTAACAAACAACGGTAACACGCTAACAACTGCCGATTCTGGACAGACAATTGCTGGTCCTCGCGGCTCGATGCTCGCTTTCAAGATTCTGTCTTCAGTTGAGCTTCAACGAAGCAATACGCTTTTCACAAAAGTGGGTGTTAACGATGAAACTTGGACAGACTCAGCTTCTAGCGCAGAAGATGTTCGATATATCGACACAACAGTTAGAGTGACCGGGCTGACAACTGGATATAGATTAGACATTCCGGTTAGATTCATTAAATTAAGATAATATAGGTAAAAAACATGGCTAACGCATTTAAAAATTTAAAACCCCAAGATACTACAATTACTAGGACGCCTCTACATGAGGCTATTCCTCTTACCGGTACAATCGTCTCCGGAACTTACCAAACAGTCCCAGGAACAGAGTTGGCAATCAAGAATTATTCTCATGGAATTTTCCAGTCAGCTTATGATTATCCTCACTTAAGTTCTTCTGCAAATCACATTTTTGATCTTAGCTTTGGTTATAGTGCTAATTCCACGATTTCCCAAAGTGTTGCAACAACAGGTTACGCGGGTTTTCAACAAGATAAGAAAATCAACATTTATAATGAAATGGCTCAGGTTCTAATGGGTCATGATGCAACTGGCTCTATTAAGGAATTTAAGATTCCTGGCGGTGACACAATCCGCGAAGCATTCTTTGTGAGTTTTACAAGATTGCTCACTAAAGATGAGATTGATAAAAACAATTTCTCTCTGAGCATGAATAAGAAAATTTCATATACCCCTGGTAATGCTAGAACAGCAATGATCCTTGACGAAATTACATTGCCGCAATCTAATAACGAAACAGTCTTTTACACAGACTCTCCGGCTGGCGAATATTCTGTTTTGTCAAGTTCTATGTCTGGTAGTGTTGGACTTTTGTTCTATCAAGCAGGAATCGCAGTCCTGGGTACTTCCTCCATCAAAGAGCTTACCGGTGCGGTATCTCTAGGCGGAGCTAGCTACGCAGGAGCAGAGGGTGGCGAAATGGTTGGTGCAATGGTTACCTCTTCTATTTCTGGTAATTGTGATAACTTCCGTTTCCACTATGGAAACTGTGACTTCAACAATACAACGGAATTGAACTCAACAATTCACTTCTGTAGAGCTAATCACAACGAGTTTAACTACAGTGCTAATCCAACATACTTGAGTTCTAGTAAGATTCGAGTCAAAGAGAGCACGCTGGATGAACCAGTTTCTTATATTACAACCGTTGGTTTGTATTCGCCTGATAATGAGTTGTTGGCAACAGCCAAGTTGTCAGAACCTCTTAAGAAGACGCCAAATACGGAGTTGACTTTAAGAGTACGACTAGACTATTAGGCCGCTCAAAAGGAGTAGCTTATAATTGTCTTATTATAGATTCAAAGATACAGACGTTTTCACAAACGTCATAAAGGCTAACCCGTTTAATAACTTCTTTATCTACAGTGGTAGTGTCTTCTACAGAAACACTCCTTACGAAAGCGGAAGTGTGTTTCAAGGTAATGTCACACATGTGCCTGTAGGGGCTGTGAGCTTATATGAGCTTAATGTCGATAGAGCAGAGAGTGATCACACCTACAATTACGAAGACAACTCTGGCGTTAAAACAATGATTCATCCTTTCATTGTGAAAAATGGCGGAAACTTAAAGTTTAAATCAGTGTCGACTGGTTCTTATAATGTTGAGGATTACGGCACAACCATGACAGCGAGTTTCAACTACCCGCTGTCGGCTAGTTTATCGAGAGAATTATACCCAGCTAATCATCTGGCTTCCGCTTTAAATTACAGTGCGAGATCGAATGTTCAACTTTCCTCCTTAACATATGATGGATTCAACACTGCAAACTCCACAGCAGATCTCGGTTTAGTGACTGTTTCCAGTTCTTATATCGAGGCCCTAAAGAATACTCTGGATTTTTATACCCCACTAAGTAACCACTATGAGTTTACCTCGTCAGCAAAAGCATCGGACGGTACACCACTTTGGGACAAGGGCGTTCAATCAATAAACATGATAAATGTTCCGTCTATATATTACGGGAGTTCTATAAAGAAAGGATCGGTCAAATTAAGATTTTATCTTAGTGGCACAATTATAGGTGAGTGTGCTGACTTATATGAGAATGGAGAACTTATAGAGGTTAGCGCCTCCTCCGGTTATGACAGGGACACCACAGAGCGCGTAGCAGGGGTTGTCTTATACAACGAGGGCGTCATTCTGCTTACAGGAAGTTGGAACTTAGGTAGTGGCCCAGCCACCGAGCCATATGGCGGATCCGGAGCAACTAACCCAACATGGCTTTATTGGGGAGTTGGACTTACTTCGAGCCTAAACGTCCCAGGAGCCTCTCAGTTGGGCTCAATTGCGAAATCTAATGGTGACGTTAACTACGCTCAGTCTTTGGGGTATAACATACCTTCCTCAAGCTATTCCTTAGATTTCAGAGGGATAGAACAGGTACCGGTCAAAACAATGCTGGCACACGCGCCGAAGGGAGAACTGTATTATTCGAACAATCCAACGTTTACCGTTGCAACAACTTCCTCGCAACATGGGGAGAAACGACGCGGCTTGCCGACTGCCCAACCGAATTACATGTCTGGGTCGATACAAAAAGCTGTTACAGGCTCAACCTTTTATGCAGAAAACGATGCCCTAGAGATAAAAAACATAAACAGTAGTTCCTTTCCTAACCACACAGCCAGCTTTGATAGAATAACTTATATTTCTAAAATTGGCGTTTATGACGACCAAAAGAACTTAATAGGTATTGCCAAAGTCGCCCGCCCGGTTAAGAAAACGCTAGAAAGAGATTTAACGTTTAAATTAAAGATTGATATTTGATATAATATTAATATGATATTGGGGCTAGATATATCCACTTCTATAGTGGGCGCAACAGTTCTTAATGAGGCTGGAGAAATGGTTTATTGTGAAGCGTGGGATCTTCGCAACAAAACTAAATTCCCAGATTTATATTCCAAGGCCGTATTTGTTAGAGGAAAGCTGTGGGAAGTTGATGATGAGTTTGGTATAAACAAGATTTTTATTGAACAATCGTTGTTGGCCTTCCGACCCGGACTCTCGTCCGCAAGAACAATCTTTACATTGGCCAAATTTAATGGGATAGTATCTTACATATGTCAAGATTGTTTTACAGAACCAGAATATATTGGAGCCTCCACTGCAAGAAAAGCTTGCGGTATAAAAGTACCGAAAGGAAAAAAAGCAAAACAAACAGTTTTAGATTTTTTACTTGACAATGATAGTAGTTTTAGTGTAGAGTATACAAGACATGGAAACCCAAAGCCTGGAAGTTATGACCGGGCAGACTCTTATATCATTGCGAAAGCCGGATGGAAAAACACACAATCTTAAAAGATATACTTGGTCGTCCTTTTGTTACGAATGACGAACATCAATATTATTGTCCTTATTGCAAGCATCATAAAAAGAAGATGTCTGTCAATATAGACAAGAACGTATACAAGTGTTGGATTTGTGATATACATGGTCGTAATATCAGAAGAATTGTAAAGAGATTCGGCACTTATGAACAACTGAAAACATGGGATACTCTCTCTGGAAAGGAAAATATATTAGACTTTGACAAGCTTTTTGAGGAAGTGTCAGAAAAAAGAATAAAAAAATACTTGACATTACCAGAAGAGTTTGTTACACTAACAGGTGAGAACAAAAATCTATCATCAATTAAAGTACTAAATTATCTCAAAAATAGAGATATTGCAAGAAAGGATATTGTTAAGTGGAAAATTGGTTACTGCGTCAGAGGTCAATATCAAGGCCGAGTCATAGTGCCTTCGTTTGGAATAGACGGAAGAATCAATTACTTCGTAGCAAGAACTTATACCGGAGACTGGAAAAAGTATATTAACCCTTCAGTCGCAACTAGCGACATTATATTTAATCACTTGTTTATAGACTGGAACAAAGACGTGGTGCTCGTTGAAGGCATATTTGACGCAATCCGCGCAGGCTCAAATGCCATACCACTTCTTGGTTCCACCTTAAGGACCAACAGCTTGTTATTTCAGGAAATAATTAAAAAAGACGCTAGCGTATTTGTCGCATTAGATGAGGACGCTAAAAAGAAATCAACCAAAATCATACACACTCTTCTGTCTTATGGGGCAGAGGTGTTTTTGATTGATACTTCCGGTCACGAAGACGTAGGCAGCATGACCAAGGAAGAATACCAATATAGAAAAGAGCATGCAAAACTTGTCAACCCTGACACGTTTATGGTGGAAAACGCTCTAGATTCTATAAAAATTTAGGAGAAGTTTTGAAATTCGCCCATATAGCAGATACCCATATTAGGAATCTTAAATACCATTATGAATATAGAGAGGTCTTTAAACAGATCTTTGAAACCTTAAAGAAAGAAGAGGTGGACTATATCGTACATTGCGGTGACTTGGCTCACACAAAGACTCAGCTAAGTCCTGAATACTTTGATATGGCACAATGGTTTCTTAAGAGTTTGGCTGATATTGCGCCAACATACATAATCCCCGGTAATCACGATGGAAATCTAAAAAACAGTAGTCGCCAAGATGCAATCACTCCAATTGCCGAAGCACTGAATCACCCGAACCTTTATTTGCTGAAGGATTCCGGAGAGGTTAAATTGGACGAGACATTTTGTCTGAATGTTTTATCCGTATTTGATGAAGAGAATTGGACCGATCCAACTGACTCAGATATGGTAAACATTGCATTGCACCATGGATCAATCAGTGGCTGCAAAACAGACCAAAACTGGGTCATGGAATATGGCGAGCACGATATACAAATATTTAAAGAGTTTGACTATGTGTTTTTAGGAGATATTCATAAGACAAATCAGATTCTAGACGACGATGGTCGTGTTCGATATTGCGGCTCTACTGTACAGCAGAACCACGGAGAAACGAACGACAAAGGTCTTTTACTATGGGACATTACTGACAAGGAGACATTTACATGTCGACACATTCAGTTTAATAATCCAAAACCATTCGTGACAGTAGAATTAACACCAAAAGGTAAGATTCCACGAAAAGCACAAGTGCCTGAAAATGCAAGACTTCGTGTCGTATCTAGGAACAATTTACCACTGAATGTTCTTAAGAAGGCGGTAGAGGTCGCCAAAACCAAGTTCAACCCAGAATCTGTAACCTTCTTAAATAAATCTACTGGTAATAGAGGGAATGTCGAGAACCTAACCAGCAATCTCCAGCAGGAAGATTTGAGAGATGTGGGAGTCCAAGAGAAGTTTATACGAGAGTATCTTAAGGATTATGACCCCTCAGAGGAAACAATGGATAAGGTTTTAGAACTCAATAGGAGGTTTAACACAACTGTTGAAGAGGGTGAAGACGTTATCCGCAATGTAAACTGGAAGATCGATTCTGTCGAGTGGGACAATTTATTTAACTACGGAGAAGGCAATAGAATCAACTTCGAGAACCTAGACGGCATTATCGGTATTTTTGGAAAGAATTATTCTGGTAAAAGCTCGGTAATCGACTCTGTTCTTTATACCATGTTTGACAAGACTTCTAAGATGAATAGGAAGAATCTAGACGTTATCAATCAAGATAAAGAATATTGTAGAGGCAAGGTGCATATTTCCATCGGAGATAGCTCCTACTCTATAGAAAGACAGTCAGATAAATACTTGAGGACCTTACATGGTAAAACGACTACAGAGGCTAAAACAAACGTGGAGTTTGGAAAGTCTAACGTAGTTACGGAAGTAGAGCAGGAACTCAACGGCCTAACCAGACAAGATACAGATAAGCAAATCCGTAAGGTTTTCGGAACCTTTGATGACTTCTTGTTAACTTCCATGGCTTCACAGATTGATTCTCTTTCTTATATTAAAGAAGGGTCTGTAAAGAGAAAAGAAATTCTAGCTAAGTTTCTAGACTTAGAGATTTTTGACAAGAAATATAAATTAGCAAAGGAAGAAACAGGTGATCTAAGGTCTGCAATCAAAAGACTGGAGGAAAAGGACTTCGCAGCAGAAATAGAGGAGGCCGAAGGCAGTCTTGAAGACAACTCTAAACTCACTAAAAGTAAAAAGAGGGAGTGCACAGCAACGAAAAAGAGAATTCAGAAGTGTAACGAGGAACTCAAAGAGATCGACAGAATGATTGATTCGATTCCAGCCGAAATCATTAATTGTGATGAGGTTAGGCAGGAACTTGAAGACAAACAAGAGGAGATGCAACAGGTTATAAAGACCAATCAGGCTTACGAAGAGAAGATAGCCGAACACAAAGAGTTTCTTGAGAAGGTAAACAACCTTAAGAATGTTTTTAATATTGAAGAATGCTTCGAAAAGAAGGAAATAATCGCAGAGCATAAAAAGACTCTAGACGATTTGCATTCTGAGATCTCTCAAAAGAATAATAAATTAGAGGATCTTAACAAAAGAATTAAATTGCTGGAAGAGGTGCCGTGTGGAAGCGAATATTCACATTGTAAGTTCATTAAGAATGCCTACGACGCAGAAGCAGAAGTTGATATTATAGCTCAGGCAATCAAAACGCTTGAGGCTGACGCACAGAAAGTTGATAGTGATATCAAAGACTTGGACCCCGAGACGGTAGAAGACTATATTGAGAAGTATAAGGATGTTTCGGAAAGAGAACAGGTGGTAAAAGAGGAAATCTCAGATCTTTCTCTGACAATTGAGAAGAACAAGAGTGTTATTATTCAGCTTCAGTTAGCGATTGATACACTCAACATTAAACTAGCTGAATACGAGGTCAACAAAGAAGCTATTGAAAACTTAGAGAAGCTTATCAAGCAGAAAAGAGAACTCAATACTAAAATTAAAGATGACAATTTGATTCTCGGGGGCTGCGAAAAAGAGCTTCTACAACTTCATAAGACTCACGGCTCCCTAGAACAGCAGTTACAGAACCTTCATGATCAAGAGGACGAGCTAGAGGGCCTCCGCTTAGACTATGCCGCTTACGATCTCTATGAGAAGTGCATGAGATCAAAGGATGGAATCCCATATGATATCATTAAAAACAAGTTACCGGTCATTAATGAAGAGATTGCCAAGATTTTATCTAATATCGTTGACTTTGAGATCTTCTTTGAGACGAGCGATAAAAAACTGGAAATCTACATTAAGCACTCTAAGTATGGGCCACGGCCCATTGAGCTTGGTTCTGGTGCTGAGAAGACTATTGCTTCCATGGCTATCAGGCTTGCGTTACTTAGCGTATCGAATCTCCCCAAGGCGGATCTATTCGTCCTTGATGAACCGGGAACAGCCTTAGACGAAGATAACATGGAAGGTTTCATTAGAATCTTGACGGACATGATTAAAACACAGTTTAAGACAGTCTTGCTGATTTCGCATTTGGATAGTTTGAAGGATTGCGTAGACATGACGATTGACATTGATAAGGTTGACGGATTAGCGCACATTAATCAGTAAACAATCTATTTATCAGACACAAGGAGAATCTCATGAGTGAGGAAATGAAAGCAAAATTAGACCGCTGGATGGAACGTTGGGCCTCCAGAAAACTTATTGTATGGGCAACAGCGACAGCGTTCCTTGCATTTGACAAACTTGGTTCAGATGAATGGGTTGCAGTAGCTCTGGCTTACATTGGAATTGAGGGTCTGGCTGATATCGCCACACGCTGGAAGCACGGTGACAATCGACGATGACTTGGTTGGCTGTGAAAAATTCTATATCCAAAGTATGGATATGGTGTAAGCACAATTGGAAGATCGTTGCCCTATTGGTCTATACGCTCCTCCTTTACCTCTTATTTAGCAAGAACGCTAGAAACGCTAAGAAGATGCTTGAAGACCAAAGAGCGGCTCACAAGGCAGAATTAGAGGCTTTAGAGAAGGCATACCAAGAACAATTGCAAAAAAAAGACGAGAACCTTAAAAAATATAAGGAAACTCTTGAAGCAATCGAGAAAAAGCTTGAAGATGAAAGCAAGAAGATAACAGAGCAACAAAAACAAAGAGTTAAAGAAATTATAGAAGAAACAAAGGACGATCCGAATAAGCTGGCGGAACTAATTAAAGAAGAGTTTGGATTCGAGGTTTGGGATGACTAAATTTATTTCAATAATATTATTAATAGTCTTCCCTTTGACAGCAGCGGCAGAGCTTCCACAGGTCGCTCCCCTGAACGAGGGAGATCCAGCGCCATATAGCGGCGTGTTATATAATGCTGCCGCTGTAGCCGAGACAATTGCCCAAAGAGAAGCTCTAATCGCACAACACAACCTTAATTTAGAGATCTTGGAAGAGAGATTAAAGGCTGAATGCACCCTCCAGTTGGATAATTTAACCGCAGATCTAGATTTATGTAATCAAAAATATAATTCTATGATAGAAATAAAGGACCAGCAAATCAAAAACTTACAAGAAATGGCCTTGGAAAACAATAATTCTTCATGGTGGTTCTTAGGCGGGATTGGCACCGGCATACTACTTACTGTAGGGGTTGTATACGCCCTTAAGTAGGAGACTGCAAGGCCATGGGCAAATCATTTAGACCAGGGGTCGGCAATATTGCCGATTTTACTGAAGGCAAACTGAAAAAAAAGATAATTCAGTATGCGTCGGATACAAGCACAACGGCGGATAATGTCGGTGATCCTGGGGCGGATGGCGTCTTTTTTCAGAAATCCGGCACAGAATTACAATTTAAAAGTCTTGCTACTGGCTCAAACATAGCAATTGCCGATGATGGCGAGGGAACTCTGACTATTTCAGCACAATTGCAGCATGATGACGTCGGCTGGTATCAAAAGGGTTCGAACAACATTGAATCTTCAGGTTCTGTCGCTATTACCGGCTCACTTGCAACAAAATCAACACTCAGTGCCTCCGGAAACTCAAACTTAGCTGGAAATGTATCTGTAGAGGGTAATTTCCTCCTCTCCGGAAGTGCAACATTGGGTAATGCAGCCGCAGACGTGACAACCATCACAGGCAGACTAACAGGATCTCAAGGTGCTACATTTTCCCAGATAGTGAGAGGTACAGCACTCTCTGGTTCAGCAGCTATATCTGGTCAGACGCTTAACGTAGGTGCTGGTAGAGTAACTATTAATGTTACTGGAGACTTGTTCGGAGCGTCAGCTATCTCAGGTTCAGGTATTGGTACCTTCACGGGCGGTATAGTGACTGAAGGTACATTAAAAGCCTCTGGTAGTGTCACGCTTGGAGATGCAGCGGCAGACGTTACAACAGTGACAGGGCGCTTAACAGCTTCACAGGGTGCGTATTTAAACGGAAGAGTCGGAATTGGCCACAGCACACCGGAAGAAGAACTGGATATCGTTGGTGACGCAAGAGTTATTAAAAATAATAATAGCCCAGGCGCTCGCCCAAAATATACTCTTGCAAAGTCAAGAGGTTCTTTTGGTTCTGAATCAGCAGTTCAGAGTGGGGATACAATTGGAGAAGTCCAATTTGACGGTTACGACGGAAATTCATATGAAGAATTTGCCTCGATTTATGCAAAAGCAGACGCAGCAGTAGGGGATGGAGACACTCCCGGTGCTATATA